CCACATATTGCTAGACCCTATAGATTGCTCTTACTATATTTATATAAAGAAAAATGAAGAAGTAATGCCGTGGAAGAAGTTTAATTCTAATATGGCTATTTCTGTTGAATATGACTTAGAATATTAATGAAAAGTGTATTCAGTTTTATTGTTAAACCTGTCGGCGATAGATATAACAATAAAGTAAAAGTTGGTGATAAAGAACTTATCATAAATACTAAGATAGAAAGTTTTAAATCAGTTAATAATGTTGCAGAGGTGGTTTCAGTTCCGCTGGCTTATTCAACAGATATAAAAGAAGGTGATTTAGTCGTAATACATCACAATGTGTTTAGAAGGTTCTACGATATAAAAGGCAAACAAAAAGATAGTAGGTCATATTTTATGAACAATCTATATTTTTGTGATATTGATCAGGTATATTTATATAAGCATGATGCCAAATGGAAATCATTTGGAGATAGATGTTTTATAGCGCCTATAAAGAATATAGACGATTTAAAGCCAGATAAAGAGCAAAGCCTTATTGGTATACTAAAATACGGAAATAGCTCTTTAAAAGCACTTAAAATAAACGAGGGAGACCTTGTTGGTTATACACCCGGTGGAGAATTTGACTTTGTTATTAATGGGCAACGTCTTTATTGTATGAAATCTAATGATATTGTAATTAAATATGAATATAAAGGAAACGAAGCACAATATAATACTAGCTGGGCACAAAGCAGTACTTGAGTTGATTAAGGTTGCTGAAGAAGCAATTCTAGACAACGGCGAAGATGATTTAAGTGCCGATAAATTAAAAAATGCTGCGGCTACTAAAAAGTTAGCGATATTCGATGCTTTTGAGATTTTAAGCAGAATACAAGAAGAAGAAAAGTTATTAGTTGAAAGCGAAAAAGAAGCAGAGCAGAAAGTATTTAAAGGATTTGCGGAAGGGAGGTCTAAATAATGTACGAACAAACTTTGTATAAGATTGTGCCTAACTACGTAAAGTCTAGTGTTATAAAGCAAAACAATAGATTAAAAAAATGGAAGTATGGGTATAATAAGGACCATGATATGGTTGTTATTAGCAAGAACGGAAAGATTGGTGAAATCATTGAAATCCAAAATCTAAAGATAGCTCTGCCGTTAATAGAAAATGTTTACTCAAGATCTAAGAATAAAGAAGAGCAATACTGGGCTCAAATGGAGTTCCCTAAAGACTTAAGTAAAATTAAAAGTACATTTGATTGGGATAAACAACCAGATACTTTTAAAGACCGTTGGTATGATTATATTGACAATGAGTTTAAATATCGTGAAGAAGGTTTAGCGTTTTATAATAACGGTATTCCTACATATATAACAGGTACACATTATATGTACTTGCAATGGAGTAAGATAGATGTCGGCGCACCTGACTTCAGAGAGTCAAATAGATTGTTCTTTATATTTTGGGAAGCTTGTAAAGCAGATCCAAGATGTTATGGAATGTGTTACTTAAAGAATAGACGTTCCGGGTTTTCTTTTATGTCTTCTGCGGAATTAGTAAACCAAGCAACAATATCAAGTGATTCAAGATTTGGTATATTATCAAAAGCTGGTGCAGATGCAAAGACAATGTTCACCGATAAGGTTGTACCAATATCATTAAACTATCCTTTCTTTTTTAAACCTATCCAAGATGGTATGGATAGACCTAAAACAGAATTAGCATATAGAGTGCCAGCTTCTAAATTCACAAGAAAGAAACTAGATAGTAAAGAGAATCAGGCAGAACTTGAAGGCCTTGACACCACAATTGATTGGAAGAATACCGGCGATAACTCTTATGATGGTGAAAAGTTAAAACTTTTAGTACATGATGAGAGCGGCAAATGGTTAAGACCTGATAATATTTTGAATAACTGGCGAGTTACAAAAACTTGTTTAAGATTAGGTAGTAGGATTATTGGTAAGTGCATGATGGGATCAACATCAAACGCTTTAGATAAAGGTGGTGATAATTTCAAAAAATTATATTACAATTCCGATGTTACAAAAAGAAACCGCAATGGACAGACTAGCTCAGGATTATATAGTTTGTTCATACCTATGGAATGGTCGTACGAAGGATTCATTGATACTTATGGGATACCTGTGTTCGATACTCCAAAAAAACCAGTCAAAGGTGTAGATGGCAATGAAATTGAATACGGTGTTATCGAGCATTGGCAAAATGAAGTTGATGGTTTAAAGTCAGATCAAGACGGTCTAAATGAATACTATAGACAATTTCCAAGGACAGAGCAACATGCGTTTAGAGATGAGACTAAACAATCTTTATTTAATCTTACAAGAATATACGAACAGATAGATTATAACGAAGATTTAAGGAATAACGATATTGTAACAAGAGGTAGTTTTCAATGGGAAAACGGCATACCAGATACTAAAGTAGTATTTTACCCAAACAAAGATGGTAGATTTCTTGTTTCTTGGGTTCCGCCATTTCAACTGCAAAACAATGTAATTGTTAAGAATGGTTTAAAGTATCCAGGTAATGCACATTGTGGGGCATTTGGGTGTGACCCTTATGATATATCAGGAGCAGTAGGAGGAGGCGGATCTAACGGAGCATTAAGTGGTCTTACTAAATTTTCCATGGATGACGTTCCTCCCAATAGATTCTTTTTAGAATATATAGCTAGACCCCAGACCGCTGAGATATTTTTTGAAGAAGTTTTGATGGCCTGTGTGTTTTATGGTTTCCCTATACTTGCAGAGAATAATAAACCTAGATTACTGTTTCACTTTAAAAGAAGAGGCTATAGAGGCTACTCTATGAATAGACCTGATAAAGAATGGAATAAATTGTCTATAACAGAAAGAGATATTGGCGGAATACCGAACTCAAGCGAAGATATAAAACAAGCACACGCAGCAGCTATTGAGTCTTATATAGAAGATTTTGTTGGCCTTAGAGAAGATGGTTATGGCGATATGTATTTCAACAAAACATTAAATGATTGGGCAAGGTTTAATATCAATGATAGAACGAAGCATGATGCTTCTATAAGTTCCGGTTTAGCTATAATGGCATGTAATAAAAACAGATATGCTCCTTCAGCCCCTTTAATACGGCAGACTTATAATTTAGGAATTAAAAAATACGACAATACTGGTTCTTCATCAAAAATACACAATTAATGAATATATATACAAATACGAATAGTGCTTTTCCAAGTCAAGTAGTTAGTGATGCCGAAAAGGCATCTATGGAATATGGACTACAAGTATCTAGAGCAATAGAACAGGAATGGTTTGATCAAGGTAGAACCACGCAGAACAGGTATGTTTCTAATTGGAATAATTTTCATCAGTTAAGATTATATGCTAGAGGAGAACAATCAGTGCAAAAGTATAAAGACGAATTAGCTATTAATGGTGACTTATCTTATCTTAATCTTGATTGGAAACCTGTACCGGTTATTTCTAAATTTGTTGATATTGTAGTAAATGGTATGTCACAAAAAACATACGATATTAAAGCCTACGCACAAGATCCTGAATCATTAAAAAATAGAACAGCTTATGCTGAATCGGTGCTTAGAGATATGTACTCAAAGGAATTGGTTAATAAAGCAAAGGCCGTATTTGGTAAAGACTTTTCTTCTTCTCCATTAGCCCAAGATGAATTACCAGAAAGCAAAGAAGAATTAGATTTGCATATGCAATTATCTTATAAGCAATCTATTGAAATAGCGGAAGAGGAAGCAATTAATAACGTGCTTGATGCCAACAAATGGGATTTAACAAGGCGAAGATTAAATTACGATCTTACAGTATTAGGTATCGCTTGTACTAAAACGAGTTTTAATGTTTCAGAAGGTATTAAAGCTGAGTATGTTGATCCAGCTTATTTGGTATATTCGTATACAGAAGATCCTAACTTTGAAGATATATATTATGTTGGAGAGGCTAAAGCAGTAACATTACCAGAATTAAAAAAACAATATCCGCATATTACAGAAGAAGAGTTGTATAAAATACAACAGATGCCTGGTAATAGACAGTATATAACTGGTTGGGGTAACTACGATGAAAATACCGTACAAGTTTTGTATTTTGAGTACAAGACATATATGAACCAAGTGTTCAAGATAAAGAAAGGTGATAACGGTTTAGAAAAATCTATTGAAAAAACAGATGAGTTTAATCCGCCTGAAAATGATAACTTTGAAAAAGTATCTAGGACTATAGAGGTACTATATACTGGAGCAAAGATACTTGGTACGCAAACAATGCTAGAATGGAAATTGTCTGAAAACATGACTAGACCATTTGCAGATACTACTAAGGTAGAAATGAATTATGTTATTTGCGCCCCCAGAATGTATAAAGGTAGAATTGATTCTACAGTTAATAAGATTACCGGGTTCGCGGATATGATCCAGCTGACACACTTAAAATTACAACAGGTGATGTCAAGAGTTGTGCCAGATGGAGTATTTGTTGATGTTGACGGGCTGGCTGAAGTTGACTTAGGTAACGGAACAAATTACAACCCAGCAGAAGCGTTGAATATGTATTTCCAAACAGGTAGTATTGTAGGTAGATCATTAACGCAAGATGGCGGAATGAATGCGGGTAAAATACCTATCCAGGAATTAAATAGCTCTTCTGGCCAAGCTAAAATATCATCGTTAATACAAACATATCAGTATTATTTACAGTTGATAAGAGACGTCACGGGATTGAATGAAGCAAGAGATGGTAGTACTCCTGATAAAGATTCTTTGGTAGGATTACAAAAGATGGCCGCTAACGCATCAAACACTGCTACAAGACATATACTACAATCTAGTATGTTCTTAACCCTTAGAATATGTGAGAATATATCTTTAAGAATTGCGGATTGCTTAAACTATCCATTAACCGCTAGAGTATTAGAGCAGAGTATAACAACATATAACGCAAAGACTTTGGATGAGATTAAAAATCTTAATCTACACGACTTTGGTATATACTTAGAATTAGAACCTGACGAAGAAGAAAAAGGTATGCTTGAACAAAATATTCAAGTAGCACTTAAAAGCGGTAATATTGATCTTGATGACGCAATAGATATTCGACAGATACGCAATCTTAAGTTGGCTAATCAGCTATTAAAACTAAGAAAAAAGAAAAAGCAGAAAGCAATGCAAGATGCTCAAATGCAGAATATACAAGCACAAGCTCAAGCAAACCAACAAACTGCTCAGCAGGCAGCTTTATTCGAAGTACAGAAACAACAAGCATTGACACAAGAAACTGTTAATGTTGAAAGAGCCAAATCTCAATTTGATATTCAAAGACTACAAATGGAGATGCAGCTTAAACAACAAATGATGGAGCAAAAGTTTCAATACGATATGCAATTAGCGCAAGTACAATCACAAGTTAAAACACAAGGATTGGAATTAGCTGAAGATAGAAAAGATAAGCGTACTAAAATACAAGCGACTCAGCAATCAGAATTAATAGATCAAAGAAAGAACAATGCTTTGCCTAAAGATTTTGAATCAGAAGAAGATGACTTAATGGCAACATTAGGTATGTCTTAAAAAAATATTAACCAATTTTATATTATTATATCATGTCAGAGACTATTAAACAAGAGGGGGATTTTAAAATATCCAAACCTAAAAAACCAAAAAATTTAAACAAGCAAACTGAAGTTACAAAAGTTGACTTTGTAAATCACGAAAAAGAAGCTGAAGTACTAAAAGTAGTTATACCAACATTAGAAACAGATAAAGATGCCATTCAAGAGCAAAGCACAAATGAAAGCATGTTACGCACAGAACAGTCCGAGTTGGGATTGCAAGAAGTGGTCGAAGGAAACGAAGGGTCCTTTGAAAATGTTATACATGAAATCACAAACGAAGAAGTAGTACCAGTTATTACTGAAAAAGAAGTTGAGAAGCATGTTCAAGAGCAAGTTGCAACAGGTAAACCATTGCCTGAAAATATTGAGAAGTTAGTTTCTTTTATGGAAGAAACCGGGGGAACAATAGATGACTATGTAAGATTGAACACGGATTACTCATCTGTTGATAATGAATTATTACTAAAAGAGTATTATAAGAAATCACGTCCGCATTTAGATATGGAAGAGATTGAATTTATGATGGAGGACACTTTTAGTTATGATGAAGACGAAGATGAAGAGCGAGACATTAAAAAGAAAAAACTCGCATTTAAAGAAGAAGTTGCAAAAGCGCGAACTTTCTTAGAAGAACTCAAAGGGAAATATTATCAGGAAATCAAGTTGAGACCTGGTGCTTCTCAAGAGCAAAAAGAAATTAGCGACTTTTTTAACAGATATAAAAAAAATGAAGAAGAGTCAAAGGTGCGACACGAACGTTTTAAACAGGAAACTAAAAAATTATTTACAGAAGATTTCAAAGGTTTTGAATACAATGTAGGTGAAAAAAGATTTAGATACACTGTCCAAAATAACGAACAAGTTGCAGAAAAGCAATCAGACATTAATAATTTTATAGGGAAGTTCCTAGATAAAGAAGGTAATGTTAATGATTCTAAAAACTATCATAAAGCTCTTTATACCGCTATGAATTCCGATAAGATTGCTCAACATTTCTACGAACAAGGGAAGGCAGATGCTATCAAAGAGGTAATGACTAATTCAAAAAATCCTAGTTTAGCACAGCCAAGACAAACGTCAGGAGAAGTGTTTATCAATGGTTTAAGAGTTAAGTCTGTTAGTGGTTTAGATTCTTCAAAATTAAGAATACAAACAAAAAAATTTAACAACTAAAATTAAAGATTATGTCAAACATATCTCCGCAATTCGGTTCAATTAAACCGAGTCAAAAACAACAAGCGTTAGAAACAAATTACTTAAACTTCGCAAATGGAAGTGGTAATGATTTCGCGCAACAATATTTACCAGAAATCTACGAAGCAGAAGTAGAACGTTATGGGAACAGAACTTTGTCTGGATTCTTGCGTATGGTAGGTGCTGAAATGCCTATGTCTTCTGATCAAGTTATTTGGTCTGAACAAAATAGATTGCATATCGCTTACAACGATGTAACAGCAGCTACTGCTACTACATTGACGTTTACAACTGGCGGCACAGGCAGTAACTTCGTTGCTAATGTAATTTCTCCGGGACAAACTTTGGTAGTTATGGATCCAACAACAGGTAAAGAATTAAAAGTACTTGTTACTGCTTCTGCAACTGTATCCACTACAGCCACTATCACTGTTGCTACTTATACTCAAGCTAGTTTGTTTTCTGGGGCAGTAGTATGGAGCGCTGCAAATACAAACCTTAAAATCTTTGTATACGGTTCTGAATTTAAGAAAGGTACTACAGACGCGTCAATCAACGCTGTAACCCCCTCTTTCCGACAGTTTAACAACTCCCCTATCATCATCAAAGAAAGATACCAAATCTCTGGTTCTGACACTGCTCAAATCGGGTGGGTTGAAATTGCTACCGAGGATGGAGCTGGCGGATTCTTATGGTACTTAAAAGCAGAGTCTGAAACAAGACTACGTTTTGAAGATTACTTGGAGATGTCAGTTATTGAAGGCGAATTAGCTGCTGCTAGTTCAGGTGTTGCTAACATTGCTGCTACAGGTGACGGTGCTGTGTATAAAGGAACTCAAGGTCTTTTCGCCGCTATCAAAGATAGAGGTAATGTTGTAAATAACTTTACGGCTGTTGGTGGCTTAAGTGATTTCGATTCTATCTTGAAGAACTTAGATACTCAAGGAGCTATCGAAGAAAACATGTTCTTCTTGAACAGATCTACTTCGCTTGACTTTGATGATATGCTTGCTTCTTTATCTTCTGGGGCTGCCGGTGGTGTTGCTTACGGTTTATTTGAAAACTCTGAGCAAATGGCATTGAATTTAGGTTTCTCTGGTTTCCGTCGTGGATCTTATGATTTCTACAAAACAGATTGGAAATACTTAAACGATGCTTCTACTCGTGGTGGAATTGCTAACACTTCTATTGATGGTGTACTTATTCCTGCTGGAACATCTACTGTATACGATCAACAATTAGGAACTAACATCCGTAGACCTTTCTTACACGTTCGTTACCGTGCTAGTCAAGCAGACGATAGACGTATGAAGTCTTGGATCACCGGATCTGTTGGAGGTGCTTACACTTCTGATCTTGATGCAATGCAAGTACACTTCTTATCAGAAAGATGTTTAGTTACACAAGCTGCTAACAATTTCGTATTGTTCACTGCATCAGTGTAAAAATATGGTGATATTACCCCTGCTTCATCGTAGGGGTAATTATTACCTTTTAAAAAATTATTAAATTATATTATATTATGAAACAAAATACAAAAGAAACAGTAGTAGATCAAGAAGTAACAAATGAAGTTGTTGCAACAACAAAACCTCAAGAACCGAAACAAGCAAAGAGTACTTGGGAGATTAAAGATAGAACTTATATAATTGCCGATAGTGCATTCCCATTAACATACACGCTACAGTGTAGACATACTCCAAGGTATCCATTGTTATGGTTTAATCCAGACACAAAAGAACAAGAAGAATTAAGATATGCTACTAATCAAAATTCGCCATTAGTAAGAGAGCAGAAAGGGCAAGTAACGCTAGGACATGTTATATTTGAAAACGGAACGCTGTTTGTTCCAAAAGAAAAGCAAAACTTACAAAAATTATTATCTATTTATCATCCGGGGCTTAATATAAAGTTTACAGAGTTTGACGCAGTCGTTGAAGCGGAAGATGACTTAGATTATTTAGAATTAGAGGTTGACGCGATGAATGCGGCTTTAGCAATGGATATTGATATGGCAGAAGCTATTGTAAGAGTTGAAGTAGGATCTAGAGTCAATAAGATGAGTTCTAAGGAAGTAAAAAGAGATTTGTTACTACTAGCTAGGAAAAATCCTTCTTTGTTCTTAGAATTGGCTAATGATGATAATGTTCCTTTAAGAAACTTAGCGATTAGAGCAACTGAAACTGGAATTATTAAACTATCACAAGATCAAAGAACATTTATGTGGGGAGAGAATGATAGAAAGCTTATGACAGTACCGTTTGATGAGAATCCGTATTCTGCAATGGCGGCGTTTTTCAAAACAGATGAAGGAATTACAATCTTTAAGTCTATAGAGAAAAAACTTAAATAATACGTAATACTAATATATAGGCGGATATTGTAAATTAAACTGCAATATCCGCTTAATATTATAATAAAAATAGCAAATGGCAGTAAGTGTAGACACAGTATATAGAACAGTTCTATTAATTATAAATAAAGAACAAAGAGGTAACTTAACTCCAGACGAGTTTAATAAGACCGCGACTCAAGTTCAATTGGAAATATTCAATGAATACTTTGAAGATCTAAACCAAGTTCTTAGAGTTCAAGGTAATGATAGCGAATATTCAGATAGAATAAAAAACCTAGAAGAAAAAATAGCTTTTTTTCATTCTAGTGGAGTTTGTGATTTTTCTACTGATCACTTTACTATTCCTGATCCTACTAATTTTTATAAAATAGGCACTGTAATATATAAAAATGAAAAAGAGATTCAATATGTTCAACCAAACGAACTATTAGAACTAATGTTATCTCCCGTAACCAAGCCTTCGCTTTATTGGCCTATATATGAATATAGAAACTTCAATATATATGTATATCCAAAAACCATACAAGACGATGTTTCTTGTACATATATTAAGAAACCTTTAAATCCAATATGGAACTTTACATTAGGGCCAAATAATCAATATATTTACAATCCAGGAGCATCACAAGATTTTCAATTACATCCATCAGAACAAAATAATTTAATAACTAGAATATTACTTTATTCAGGTATAGTTGTAAATGATCCGCAAATAGTTGGTATAGCTGCTCAACAGATACAAGCAGAGAATATTAATTCAAAATCATAATAGAATATGTCAACCCCAAACAATGGATTAATAACAGAAACTAATAGACAGTATTACGAAGGTGCTCAAGGTTTTGAAATAATATATACTCCAGGAGGAGGTAGATTGCCTTGGACTAATACTTTTGAAACAACTTTTAACACTGATTTAGTATTTGGTGGCTGGGATCCCAACGATACAGATTACGCTTTAAATAACTTTAAATTATACTGGAGCGCAACTGGATTTCCTGGCACGTTTCAAGAGGTGGTTACAGAGTATTCTGTAATTGGTAATACAATAAGATATATTAACTCTGGGTTGCCGGAAACTAATAGTGTTTTAGTTGTTCAATTAAAAACATTAAGCGGCGGTAGATACGGAGATCAAGATGATCCATCTACTTTAGCTTATGGCGAAACTACAGAGCAAAATTACGGCAGTTATTCTTACGTAACCCTTAATGATATTGTGAGTAACTTTATTGTTGCTTATGTTGGACACGGGAAATTAATAAACACCGTAAAAAGAACAGACGTAATATTTCATGCTAAACGTAGCATGCAAGAGTTTAGTTATGATACTTTAAAAAGTATTAAATCACAAGAACTAAATATACCGCCAAGCCTAAGTGTTATAATTCCACAAGATTATGTAAATTACGTTAAGATGTCTTGGATAGATCATTCAGGAATAAAGCATCCTATATACCCATCGAACAATATAACTATTAGCCCCTATGAGAATCCTATACAGGATAATAGAGGTATGCCGATTCAAGATAACTTTGAATCAAATATAACGGGTACATCGATAACTGAAGAAAGATGGGCAACTAATAACAAAGAACGCGTAAAGTTTGATATTAATAACTTTGTAGGGGATTGGTATAATGGCGATATGTGGGTTCAAAGTGCTTTCTATGGTAGAAGATACGGATTAGATCCTCAATATGCAAACATGAACGGTTATTTCACTATGAACGAAAGAGAAGGCAAAATTTCTTTTAGTAGTGACTTAGTTGGTAAACTAATAATATTAGAATATGTGTCTGATGGTTTGGCATACGATTTAGATTCTAGAGTGCCTAAATTGGCCGAGGAGGCTATGTATGCTTATATTTTACATGCTATAATATCTACTAGATCAAATCAACCTGAATATCTTGTAAATAGATTAAAGCAAGAAAAAAGAGCAAAATTAAGAAATACTAAAATTAGATTATCTAATATAAAGTTAGAAGAGATTACGCAAGTATTAAGAGGTAAATCTAAATGGATTAAACACTAATAAAATGGCTGAAGTAAAAAATAGTTTCCTACAATCAAAAATGAATAAAGATCTAGATGATAGGCTTATTCCTAATGGGCAGTATAGAGAAGCTCTAAATATATCTGTTGGTAAATCTGAGAATAATAATGTAGGTGTATTACAAAATATATTAGGTAACGCGAAACTAAATGTGTTAAGTACCGTAGATGCTAGTTTAACTTGTATAGGTGCTTTTATGGATAATCAGAATAATAGGATATATCAATTCTTGACTAACTATATTGACTTAACTCCTGAAAACATAACTTTATGCGATAACATCCCCCCTCCAACTGGCGGTTGGACAATGAAGATAACTGTATATGATTTTAATACTAACCCACAATATAAAACGCTAGTATCCGGTACGTTCTTAAACTTCTCAACTACAAACTTAATACTAGGCGTAAATTTAATAGAAGGATTGTTATTTTGGACAGATAATAGAAATCAACCAAGAAAAATAAACGTAGAGAGCGCAATAAATAATCCATTATATTATACTACAGAAACTCAAATATCTGTTGCTAAATATGCTCCTATAGATCCTATTTCTATGTTTAGAAAAGCAA